TGCCCGTGCCACTGCGCTTGGAGTAGTAGTTGATTACCGCGCCGTTCTCAGGCGACAAGTTCATCAGGACACTGCCGAACCCTGCCAGCACACCGAACGCATGCAGGTCGAACCTTGGGTCCTCGTAGGCAGCAGCAATGCGCTTCCACTCCTCCAGGGAACCCTTGGGGGAGAACCAAGGCACGTACTTCTCCAGATTCCGAGTCACAGGTGCGTAGATCACACCCTTCTTGGTGTACTCCCGATCACCCACGATGAACGTATTGTTCTTCGTCCAACCGAAACGACCGTACATTTCTTCTGCCTTATCCCGATGTTGTAGATCCTGAATAGACTTCGCTACGTATTGCTGTAGCTTGACCAGTTGCGCTTGGCCGAATACGGCGACCCCCTGCTCGTTGAGACGGTCCCGGAACTTGTCGATGGAGCCCACTTCCCTCTGCGCGACCATGAACTCACGCACGCCATCGTTTGGCAGATGGTGCCGCATCCAGATCACATCACCCATTTCTGAGTCCCGCATGCGCCGATATACATACAGGTCATACGGGTAGATCAATTCGTCCTTGGTAGCTTTATCGACAGTGGTCTCCATATAGACCCCACCGTTTGCACCACGCTTGTAAGGCCACACGAATGCGGGGATCTCAAACTTCCTGCCAGCGATCTCAACCTTGGCGGGGCCTTCCGGTGCTGTCTTGATCTGTACACCCAACTGAATCGGTGACTTGATCTTGCTAGCCTGCGGGCAGTCTTTGCACAGGTGCCCTGTGTCTAGACCCTGAAATGTCTCGCAAGTGTATGGGCCTTTTGTCGCAGCGGCCTTTTGTTCAGTCTCCTGCGCAGAGTAATTCGGATGATTTTCCGATACCTTATGTATTGCCCAGTCTTTGTCTTCGGAGTGATACGCGATCGATAGAACCGCCCGCCACGTAGGCTCGGGAAGAGTCTCCGAATTCTCAATAGCGTTTTTGATTTGAGCACAGCCTGTACCTCCGACAGAACGCATCCAGATTGTTTCGAACAAACTTACCCTGTTGGGGTCTACCGCTGCCAGATGCTTCGTCACACTAGACGATGCGCCTTTCGAAAGCTCCCTGGCTTTTTCAAACGACATGACGGGTGGGCCACCGCCAAGGATGCCTTTCAGCTTCTCGAAATCGTAGTACCTGAGCGGAGTTAGCAGAGTGACTGCGTTGCCACCCTTGCTGTTGACGGTGCCCGGTATGCGCAGCACCCGCACGATGTCTGCGGTGCATGCGTTGTCAACTTCGAATCCTTTGTTCTTGCATAGCGTTTTCAGCGCGTTAGCTGCTCCGATCCACTCGTGCACAGGCACGGCTTCTTTGAAAATCCAATGTGCATGCAGGCCGTTACCTGAATCCACAATCGTAGGTCTTGGCAGATCTGTGTCTAAACAGAAATCTTTCAGTGCAGCGATGCCCGCAGTTTTGTCGGCGTATGACTTCGTCGGGCCACAATCGATGTCAACGTACAGTTCTCTCTTTGCTACAGCGTTTTCCGATACCGCGCTCTGTCCTGCTCCAAACCCTGCTGTGACGTAGTAAACGTCAAAGCCTTCCTTCGGATTTGCCACTGCCTCCGCCATGCTGGCGACGGAGTCGTAGAACTTATTGAACGCTGAACCAGATGCTTTGTTGATGTGCCTGAGAGAGTACCGTGTTCCTTCTGGAAGAATGCCTTCTAAGAATCCAAGATGAGACATGGTGACGAGGGGGTGACCACAGGCGCAGGACCGTGGTGCGGTGGGGGGACGGCTGATCAGGCCGGAGGGAGGAGCCGACGATAGTACGTCAGCACCTTGTCGCGCAAGTGTTTTCCGACCTCGTGTTTACCCGAGAACCACCGATAGACGGCAGCCTTGGAGACGTCAAGGTCTTGGCAGACTTGCGAGACAGGGTGCTGGAGGTAGATGCACAGGCGTCCGAGTTGGACACCCAGCAGCGTCGGGTCCGCATCCGCGTTCAGCCGAATGATCTTGGCTGTGTAGGTCATATGGCAAAGCGGGGGCCGTAGCCCCCGTCCCTACTCAGTCATCCGCGTCATCACCCCAGTCGGACAGGATGGACTTGACATTCGGCGGTGCCGGTGTCTTCGCCTCCCGGACCACGGGCTCCTCGACCTCCTCAACCACCTTGGCCTTGGCCTTGGGCTTGTCCACCTTGAACTCAGCGGCAGGTGCCGGAGCCGCAGCGCGTGGCTGGATGAACACCGGGGATTCCGCAGGTGCTGCGGGGGCCTCTTCCACACCGTCGATGTCGGCAATGGTCATGGTCACTGCGTCGATCGCAGCCTGCTCATCCATGCGCGACTGCACCAGCTTCCACTCATCCTCTTCCAGAGGACGCACAGCGCTGAACACCAGCTTCATCGGGCCGGTCGTGTCGAAGCGCATCTCAGTCACCACAGCGTTGACCTCGATACCGTGACCACCGAGGAACCGTGCGTACTGTTGCAGGCCCATCTTGCGCCCCTCGCCCTGCGCGAACAGGCTGGATGCGTTGATGTTCATGGCGTAGATATCACCCTGAATATCAGAGGACAGCAGCACTGCCAGACGACGGCTGTAACGGCACGCCTTGGAGTCACCCTGACCAGAGCCCTTGATGTCCTGCGGGCAGCCCGTGCAGGACTTGTGCTGCGGGTTCTGCACCTTATCGTGCGGCTTGACGCTGTCGTCGGACCAGCACTTCGGACGGGCCTTGACGCCCTTCTCGTACTGCCCGCCGTAGTAGGTGCGGGAGTTGCCTTCAGCAGCACGGACGATGATCATCTGCATGGCACGGTCTTCGTTGACCGCAACCTCTTTGCCACCGACCAGCATGCGGAAGACACTGCCTTCAACGCTGATGCGCTTGCTGCTGCCGCCACCCATCAGGGACTTGGTCAGCCCGCTGAGTTCACCGCGACGAAGATGCGCAGGAAGAGCGCTGCCAGATTGGAAAAGTGTGAGTTCAGACATGATTTAAGACCTCCTTACGGTCACTGTGTACTTCGATTCGACGTTCATACCCTTAGGCATTTTGTCAGGATTGGTTTTCAAGAATTCCCCCATAGCGCGTTGTGCTATGCGTCGTTCAAGCAGTTCTAGTGCGTTGTTCTCCTTGATGAAGTTGTGCATAGACTCCCAGTCGGAAGTCCAGTAGCGTGTGTCCACGCCGCGAATGACCACGCCAACACCAGGGATGCTGACGTTGCCGCCTGCGCGTTTGCAGGCTTCCTGCAGGTAGTTTTCAACCACCCGCATTTGCTCTTTGAGGTCCTTGTCCTTCGCCTCAAACTCTGCGCTCAGCGCCGTGCGGGCATCGCGCATCTTGATGTACGCCTTGACCAGAGTCTTGGTTGGCGGCAGTTCTTCTTGCTCGTCCATGTTGTGCTCCTAGTGAGGGAAACCAGAGTTTACTTCGCAACTTTTCAAACGTCAAGCTCCTCCTTGTACAAATTGAGAAGGGAGTCCATGTCTTCGGTCTTCAGGTCCAGGGCGGAGTAGAGCTTGCGCTCGACGTTGCAGCCGCAAAGCCTGACCACGAGACAGGGGTTCTTCTGGCCTGCACGGTGCACCCGTGCATTGGCTTGATGCCAGATCTCGTTTGAGGTGGTGGGACCCCACCACACCACTGTGTTGGCAGCGTGCAGGGTGACGCCATGCGATGCAGCCGCAGGCTGTATGAGGAGGATGCGCGGCTCGGGCTCGGTCTGGAACGCTTGGAAGATCTCTGTGCGGCGGGTCACTGAGACACCCCCGTGAATCACCTCCACTGCGTACCCATCCTTGCGCAGCCTGTCGCGCAGAACCTCGATGGCATGGCGGAACGGGACGAAGACCAGCACCTTGTGGGTGCTCTCATCGATGGCTTCCACCAGCACGTTGTACCGATGCGTGATGTCGAACTCGACGGTGTTGCCGTCGTCTGTATACACCGCGCCACTTGCCACTTGAAGAAGTTTATTCAGGTTGGTCGCTGCGTTGACCGAGGTGACCGTCTCCCCTGCCGCTGCCATGATGAACTGATCTTTGAGCATCTTGTAATACTTCGACTGCTGCGGGGTCAGGTCTACCTCACGTGTCGTGTACAGAAGCTCAGGCAGGTCCAGGCACTCATCCTTGGTGTAACGTATGGCGGGTTGCAGCACCTTGTTGACGATCTCTGCTGCGTTTTTCTTTGCACTCCATTTGAATTGCGTTGCCTTGTACATGACTGTATCCCTGAAGGAATAGAAGTACGGAGGCACGGAGGAAGGGTTCAACATACGGGCCAAACCGTATGCGTCTGTCGGGGACTGAGATGCTGGTGTCCCTGTTGCCATCCACAGCCATGTGTTGGGAGTCAGTAATGAGTTGATCGCTTTCCATCTTTTCGTCGTAGCGGTCTTCACCGCATTTGCTTCATCAATAATCACAAGGTCAAACCCACCTGCCCTGAGTTCATCGAGCACCGTCTCCACACCATCGAAGTTGATGATGACAAACTCAGCGTCGGACTTGATCACCTTGGCCCGCTTGTCCCGACTGCCGTGGGCCACATCCACCCTGCGGTGCATCAGCGTCTTGAACAGGTCTGCCCTCCACGCCGAGTTCATGATCGACAGCGGGCAGATCACCAGCACACGGCTGATGTACTTCTTGTCCAGCAGGTAGTCGGCAGCCCAGGCGAAGGATGCTGTCTTGCCCGTGCCCGGGTCGTTGAAGCAGAACGCTCTGCGGTGCAGGGTGAGGAAGGACGCAGTGTCTTTCTGGTGTTCGAAGGGCTTGAACACCCCAGGCCATTTGTACCTGCGCTCGATGGGGGAAGGCACCGACCGAACACCGAGGTTCTTCAGCACCTGAGCTTCCTCAAGCCCCCACCGCACCAGTATCTGCCCGTCATCCAAGCGTTTGCTTTTCGGGATGGTGTTC